TGCTGTGGTTGTTAGTCACAGGCAGTATGGAGTACAATGTACTTCATCTCCTCGTAAGCCCCTAAGGGCTATCGCCTAAGCGTAGGCGACCCATCGGCTTCGTGACTTGAAGCAGCCGCGCTTCGTACTGGTCCGAAAATCTAATCCGAAAGTATCTCCAAAGAGATACTCCATCGTATTAGCTTGGACTTTTTCCGTCAGGCAGTAGTCTGCGGAGAAGTCAGATTCGGTGTCAGTCCATACTCCTGCTCCACAAAGAGAAATATCTTTGTCAGCCAGGTTTCGTAGCTGGGTACTTTGTAGTACCGCAGTTTCGCTAACTGGCATGTCATAAGATGTAAACTCTTGAGTTGCGGGATCATGGGTGTCAAATGAGTTAGGCACCAATTGAGATTGGCCCACTCGTCGATCTTCCACATCTCGCCATGATTGAGGTGACCGCAAAGGTCCTCCCAATCGACGGGTATGCGGATGACTTGACGCTGTTGAGCGCAATTTCGCTTGAATGCCCCACTTATTGAGACAGGCGAGTTCGTTACCATCAATACTATCCTTCTTTTTAGATGGGTAGTAGTGGATCCTCTTTTGTTTCCAACATTGCAGGTCTCTATTCCAATAGAGATCCCTACACTGAAAGAAACTATAGAAGAACAGCCCACTACCGACTTTATTGGTAATGGGTATGGTAGTTCTCGTCACTGAACAGACCATATCACGTATAGCTTGAGCAACAATCCACTTACCTCTCATATAGAAGAGGTTCGCGGTTGCGGTCCAAGACATCACGTGCGACGGTCCCCAGTCTCGTGCGTTGTCGAGTGGCTCCATTCGGGCATATACCGGATTAACCGGAATACCCTTATAGTAGTCCGCTCCGCAAGACTCACGGAAGAAACCTTCCTTAAAAGACTTGCTGACATTCACCTTAAGAGCGTATTGCTCTAGGTAACGCACGACTACGTCCGCGTACTCTACAGGGACAATGATATCGTCCCCGTAGATATCGATCTTGCGAGAATACTCACGGATCGACGAAGTGCTCGGACGCCTACCGTCTAGCTGGTGCATCGCACACTGAACCAAGGTGTAAAACACCATTGCTTCCACGGGAAAGCATAATGCTGATCCCATAGAGGCATATTTGGTTAGAACGATGTTCCGGCCGTCCGGTAGAGTAGCATGCAGTGAACGCGCATCCTCTAAGTACTCGAGGAGCCCTGAGTTCTTAAAGATACGCTGAACAAGTTCAAGATGAACTCGATCAGACGCATCTTTCAGGTCTAGCGTAGCTAGGCGTTTATCAATGCTGCTACTGTAAGCGAGTCTCTGATTAACATCCTGCCGGGTAAACCGGATGGATTTGTTAGTCAGGCTATGAGTTTCAAGTACTCTATATACATAATCCTTAACGGATTGTTGCATATATTGCATATGAGATGGCTCAATAGCAATGACTCGTGGCGTCGTCTGCGTCTTCGGTACGAATACAACGCGGACCCCTTCCTCTTGGTTGAGGTCCAAGTATTCGATATCGGACGCAGAAAACTCTATCCCTGTACTATCGACTGAACATGCTAACCCAAAGTTGGGATAACAGTGCAAGTCGGAGGGAAAGAGTAACTCCGAACGCTGGTTCCACTTGCGGAGTCGATGTCTCTCGTTTGAGAGCAATCTATCTGCAGTGACCCCAGGCCCGTGATGACAAACAAGATCAACGTGATCAATCTCAGGAAAAACCTGAGACCAAATGATCGCCGAAATCTTATCAAGGATAATATCCTTCCTCACAATTTGAGGCGTCATACGGCGGAGTTCGCCTTCTACATCGATGAAATGCTGAGTGGCGAGATCATTAAAACGATCAGCGCACTCTTTCTTAAGCTTCTTAAAGAAGCGGCAGATCTGCCGGATCCAATAAATTGTCTCCGGGCAGGCATCATCGAGTAGCCTACCATCGAGTGTAAACACTCTTCTGAAGAAACCTCCGAGAAATCGGGGGAGCCTTCCATGCCTAGCAAAATTGCTAGGACATGTGAGAAGCCCAAGTTCCAGCCCTTGTTCTAAGGAATCTGAAAGCTTGGGGAGGACTATCGTTAAAAAGGATAGTCCTTCGTGTTCACAACGATATCGGATTGTTCCGATATCGCGTTCTACGGACAAGTCTAGGTCCATGGCTGCTTGACGCAGCATGGCCTCGACGAGCATGGTCGGTCTTTTCACTGTAACCTCCATTTTAATGGGGGAAACAGGACCGTCTAGGCTAGCTCCACTTGGAAGTTATCTGGACTGTTCTTTTTCGTTAATACGATCATGAACAGAGAGAATGAATACATTAAGAGACTCCAAGAGTCTCAAGGCGAGTTGTCGGAGAATCCGACGCTTCACCTTAGTACTCACCTCCGAGGACCTTGTTGTAATTGGTTGAACTCAACCAAGCCTTCAAGGCCTCGATCAGATAACCGATCTCAGAATCAGTGTAGACACCGTTCCGCGGTTCGTCAACGACGAAATAGACGGAAACACCCAGGTCTTTATTTAGACCAGAAATGGGGTCTGCCGCAACTTTATGTTGCGACAGTCGGACTTCACGGCGGAAGCGACTGGCAGTCGTATTCTGCTTCGTCAAAAACGTCGTGATACCATCGGCCGATGTATACGTGTTCGTCCCATCACCCATGCGGGTGCGAGGAAGAGACGTAGCAATGGCATTGATGGTAACGCTCTGAGGATCTGCAAGCACTAGAAGCTCCTATGTTTTTACGCTTACTGTCCAGGATTCCTTCCTGGCGCGGTTTGTTGTCATAACCTAGATAGCCCTAGGGCCCCAAGTATAGCCAACTGCGTTCCGGAGAGGGATTCCTCCCGGATCGCGGGGTGAAACGGAGACGCACGAGTCCTCATTTTCGTAAACGAATCTGAGTACCCGTTCGCTTCAAAGGGAAACCATGTGTTAGTTCTTGCGTCGTTCAGCACACAGGCATGAGTTCTTCGTACCTGCGTACCAGACCAACGCATAACATACGCATAGTCGGCAGCTTGACGGTCGGCAACGTCAGACTCTAGATTTGCAATCATAGAGCCTATGTTTCCGAACCAGTCAATAAGCCAAGACCACGGGATAGCATTCCAGATTACCTTCGGAGTAGGCCGAAAGCCATAAATGGCTCCAAGCATCCGTCGGGTCCAGATGATATCTCTGGGTCCACCAGGCAACCAAAATCGATACTGAGCGGAAGCCCAGACTCGATCATAATTGCTGGTGACCGTAGTATAGTGTCCGCCTCCGTAGAAATAATCTACGAAGTTTGGAATGAGACCAGCATCATTTTGCCACGTCTCCACTACGCTAAGGTTAGCCTCGTCTCGTAGAGTAATACGTCTACGAACGGGTTTTCCCTCATCTCGTAAAAGCTGCTTTAACCGCTCTTGCGCTTTCCTTTGACTCGTTACAAAGTCAATGATATCGCGGAGCAAAGGTTCCCAACCGAACTTCACAGCGAGGTACCAATTACCTACGTTGTTAAGTCCGTTTTTGGAAATCTGGTTCCTGAGCATTCCTGGGAGGTCTTTTAGCTCATAAATAGCGTTAAGACCACTCATAATAGAATTATCAGGTCGCATCTTTTCATAAGCCTCGGCTCCGTATTCCTCCGGTCCTTTATAGGGCGGAAGAGACGGAAAACCGATATTAGAGTGCAACGTACCAGAGTAATTGTGCTCTTTGTACGGTTGCCCTCCCTTGATCAGGCTGACGGCAGTACCAGGTCGCTGGACATCACGTCCATAGACATAAAAGGCACCACCGACATTTCCTTGACCAAGGAGCTTGGGATAACCAAGCCTAGGCTCGCCATAAGCAAACGTATGATCCACCCGCTCCGTTTCAACGTAGCGGTCAGTGGGCGTCTGCCAGTAGTCACGATAGACTCCGGCTTTCTCCACTATGGAATACTGCTTCTGGCCCACGAGATGACTCTCCTTTTCACTAACTGGAGTGTTCCGTAGAACGTGGGGCGACCGCGAGG